AAGAAGCTCGAGAAAAGTCCAAACCAACTTTTAAACAGCACCCAGTTGTTTTTATGACGGACACAGTCGATGATATACAAACCCAAGCGTACACACAACTGAAAAAGCAGTTTACAAACTTTACCGATGACGTGTAAGTCGTCCTCGACGAGCACGGCCAACTCCAATGGGAAGACACTGAAAAAGCCTACAAAATCAGATACCTCGCAGTGGATGGGACCCAAACAGATGAAGCCAATGCCGTGCACATCGCCGCCTTTGTGGGGTGTACGTACCACTGTGGTTAGGCCCGAGTGGCGTACTCGTATCTAAGTTATGAATCCTCCGGATTCGTTTCGTCTACTTAAAAATAAACTCTCACTATACTATAAAATGTCTGGTGGTATTGCTCAACTCGTCGCCGTCGGTGCTCAGGACGTGCACCTCGTCGGTCAACCTGAAGTCAGCTTTTTCCGCTCTACGTACAAACGTCACACGAACTTCTCCCAAACGACTGAACGTCAGGTGATTCAAGGGAATGTCTCCAACGGTGGCATGTCCACAGTCCGCTTCGAACGTAAGGGGGACCTTTTGGGCTATGTCTACTTGGTCGCCAACGATGGCTCCACGACCCAAGAATTTAGTAATGTTCAATGGCGAACGATGATTTCCAAGGTGGAACTCCTCGTGGGTGGTCAAGTTGTGGATGAACAAGATTCCACCTACTCCACCCTCATCGCCCCAACCCTCTCCGCGACCTCCACCGCGAAGTCTGTGGGTGGTAACCTCTTCGGTGGTGCATCTGGTTCTCGGTTCTACCCCCTCCGTTTTGCCTTCTGCGAGAACTGGCAGTCGGCCCTTCCCCTCATTTCCCTCCAGTACCATGACGTGGAACTCCGCATCACGTGGGGCTCCGCCGCCGCGGACGCCAGCAAGAAGTGGGATGTCTACGCCAACTATGCGTACTTGGATACCCAGGAGCGTGAAGTCTTCGCGTCCCAACCCCAAAACATGATTATGACCCAAGTCCAAAAGGCGATTGCCTCAGGCGCCAAAATCCAAGAGCTCAACTTTAACCACCCCATCAAGTACTTGGCGGCGGCGGATGCCTCTGCGGTCGCTATGGTCGACACGGCGGGCAACAAGCTCAAGCTCCAAATCAACGGTACGGATGTTGCGGATTACAAGTTTGCGAACCCCAACTTTACCAGCATTCCACTCTACTACCACACCTCCCACGGGAGCTCCGCCACGGGTACGAAGTTGTTCTTCTACCCATTCTGCTTGGATGCCTCCAAGCTCCAGCCCACGGGTTCCCTCAACTTCTCCCGCCTTGATTCCGCGCGTATCATTAACGATACCGCGAACTCGGATAAGGATGTGTACGCCGTGAACTACAATGTCCTCCGCATTGAGAACGGTATGGGTGGACTTTTATATTCTAACTAATTATTAAATCACAATGCTTTGGAACGTAGTATTCCTCCTCGCCATCGTTTTTGTATTGACGTACGACCCCAAATCCAGGACGCTTGAAAAATTGGTTGTTCACCCAACACCCTCGATTCATAAGTCCGATGAGCCTACGCATTACCAAGCCGTACAATTTGCCTCTACTTAAAAAGAAGGGGCGAGAGTAACCTATAATGATTCCAATGGATCGCGAAACCCTTACGATGATCGCCACGATTGTGGCGATTGCCGGTGTTATCTTCCTCTTCCGTGAAATGAACAAGGCGAAGGCGGATGTTGAAAATCTTAAGAATTTCTCAGCCCACCTCGTCCAACGCCTCAGCGCCCCCACCCCAGAGCCGGAACCCGAACCAGAACCCGTGCAGGATGTCGATGTGAGTGAACAAAAGAAGGAGGAATAATCATATCGAGCTATTATAACTTGCGAATGCGCAATGAAAAAATACAAGGCTATAGCGATACCGGTCAGTTTTGTGGATGAAAAGCCCAAATTCCTCACGGTGAGGGACCGACGATTTAAGGATTGGATATTTGTTACAGGCGGGTGTAGACGACGGGAGATTTTTAACCCCTTGAGGTGTGCCCTCAGGGAACTTGAGGAAGAGACTCGGGGTGTAGTTGCCCTCAAGAATGGTGAGTATACGGAGTTTAAGTTTACAGTAAAGGAGAGTCCCACCGTGGACCTTGAATATAATGTGTACGTC